ACCCATGCAACCATCGCGCTTCTCGATGCGCTCCTGGAGTGTGAGCTTCCGGCGGATGAGTTCCGCTACCTTAGCCGCATGCTGGACCGTCATGCTGACGCGCTTGAGCGGAGGGTGTCTGATGCAGATCGCTGATCCGAGGGTCATCACCAGCACGAAGCGGAAGCTGATCATGCGGGACGTGGCGGGGTCTGGCACAGTCGTTTCGCTCGAGGCGCTGAACGCGATCGCGCTGCGCTACCAGGTGCCGCAGAACGAGGTGCGGGGCCTCCTGGTGGCCTGCGGCTACAAGGTCCCGGAGCCGGCTGTGCATCAGCGCACGGATCAAGACCCGATCAAGAAACCCGCCCCGCCGCCTGCTCCGGTGGTCCCTGTGGTTCCGCCCGAGGTCATCGCCGGGATCCTCAAGGGCACGATCTACAAGCAACTGGGCGAAGGGGACGACGCCTTCGTCGTGACGACGAAGGCGCAGTTCGTGAAGGAGCGCGAAGCGCTCCTGCGGATCTTCAAAGGCCACCGCCTTACTTGATCGCGCCCGGCTTCGAGCTGTTGCGGCGCCCGGCCTGGACGGTGTGCTGGCCGGGGGCGCGCTGGGCGTTGGCGATCTTGCGGGCGCTGTCGGGCGACTTCCCTTCGGCCCGCAGGGCGCGGGCTTTCTGCTTGGCGGAGGCAGGCTGCTTGGACATGGTGGTCTCCTTTCTGGATTACCACCGGGTCCGGGTGGCGCGGGTGTCGATGTGGGTGAAGGTATTGTAGCGCCCGAGGCCGCCCGACCATAGAGGGTCGATGTCACGGAACACCTGCGCCGGGCTGACGCCCCGCACCACGAAGTCGGCCGCCGTGCCCAGCATGTGCTGGCTGTTCGTGGCTCCGCCAACGGCGCGGTTGTGGACCGGGCAGCGGTAGCCCGAGTTGATGGTGACCGGCACGCCGTAATGGTCGCGGATGCGCTGCAGCACCTCGATAAGGCGCGGGTCCATGCCGCCGGGCGGCAGGGTGTTGCAGTGCCGGCAGAAGAACTCCCGCTCGCTGAAGTTCCGCGAGAGCTGCCCTGGCGCCAGCTCCGCTGGCGGGGCCGGCGGAGCCGCGGCGGGCTCGTCCCCTTCGCTGATCGGGACGGTGTAATCCTTCGACGGGTCAAAACCTTCGGTTTCAGCCCAGGCGGCGAGGTTCAGGAGAAGGTCGTGCCCGGTTTTCGTCATGGCTCATCATCCTTTCGGTTGGGTGGGATCGGGGCAACGGCGGTGGCGTAGCCACCGGAGACGGCGGCCCCGCCGATCAGGGACAGGATCACCGAGAGGTACTTGTCGACGGCCTCACTGAAGGTCGCCTCGAAGTTCGCGCAGCTCGGGTCTGACCGTGGCTGCGAGAAGCTCGGGTCTGCGGCCTTCAGGCTGAGGAGCAGCTCGGCATAATCCACGCAGACAGTCAGGGAGACCCAGAGGGTCAGCAGATGGACGCACATCAGGGTGCTGAGCAGGAGCAGCAGGGCCATTACGAACCATGCTGCGTTCTCCCTCCCCATCAAGTCACCTCGGTCCATCGGACGCGCGACCCCGCCCTGGCGGTGATGGCGCTCGAGGCGATCTCCGAGGCGAAGCGGGCGATGACAGCACCATCCGCCGAGGGCTGGATGAACCCTTCGATCTTGGCCAGGTTGCCTGCCGTGTTGCCCGGGGCCGCGTTGGCCGCTGCCGGCTGGTCATAGGCCACGAGGTTGTTGATCGTGTCGGCGGTTGTCGAGGCGGCGTAAGCCGACCGGTAGGCCAGCCGCGAGAAGGCCGGCCCGTTGATCGAGAAGCGCGCCCCGGTGGTGGTGGCGGCCGAGGACCAGTCGATCAGGAACTCGAACGCATAGCGACGCCCGGCGAGGACGGCGAAGGAGAGGCCCGTGATGTCCTGGATGGTGTTGGCCACGGCGTTGTTGTTGACCACGTCAGCGGCCAGCACCGAGGCCTGCTCGATGCCGAGGAAAGGTGCTGCCGAGCCTTGCGCGAAGGCGGCCCGGGGCTGGCCCTGGGCGTTCAGGTAGGTCCAGCCGCTGATGCCGTCGTAGATCAGCGCTTCGCCCGCACCGAGGGTGACCTTGAGAAGCTCGAAGGCGGTGGTGCCGTCGAAGTCCTGCAGGGTGATGGTGTTGGCCAGCGAGGCGTGGCGGTTGCGGATCTTCAGGTCATAGACCGTGCGCTCGAGCCCCGCGCCCGGCGCGGGGACGATGACCGTGGTAGCCGCCGACGAGATGCCGGTGCGGGTCTTGCCCTTGGTGGTCGCACTTCCGTCCGTGGTGGCGTGCAGCGCCACCACGTCGAGGTTGGCTGCGCTGGACGAGACGAGGCGCAGAACGTCACTTGCTCCGAAAAGGTTCATGCTACGGCCTCCCAGCCAAAGTAGGTGCCCGGCTCTCCGAGATTGCCGAGAGGGGTGATGTTCCTCCAGTTCTGCCCGTTGTGTTCCCGAAGCTCCCCGACAGCGGGAAGATCGGAGGCATCGGTCGGCTGCGCCCACGGCTCCGCCATGAGGGGCGGCGGTGCGGGGGATGTGACCTCGCGCAGCCATGCGTCCACTGTGGCACGCTGCGCCGGGGTCAGCAGGAAGGGGGCGTAGAAGACGCGACCGAGGTTCCCGGCAAACCTCATCGTGGTGTGCCGGGTTCCATAGCCCTGGCGGCCTGAGCTTGTGTTCTCAGTGTTCCCGGGGGTGCCGCTGATAGGCGATGAACCGACCTCGACATTGTCTACGAACAGGCCCGCGATGGGTGATGCCCCGGCGAAGTCCATCACACCCATGATGGTGCGTGTGGCGTCGGCGACAAAGGCGTCCGGACCGGCAACCGTGGTCAGAGGATCGGCGTCCAGGCGGCGGCAGGTGAGGGTCGGAACGCCTGCGGCCAGCCGAAGGAGGGCGCGCTCGTTGGTGCTGCCCGTGCCGTTGACCTGAGAGAAGAGTATCGCATCGTCCCCCGAGAGACCGGCAGCGGCTGGCCTGCACAGCGCGGCCAGCGTTGCTGCCGGAAGGTTCTGGGTGCCGATACCTCCGGTCAGGCCGTCATCAATCCCGTCGAACAGGATGGTCCCGTCCGTTTGCAGCAGGCCTCTGGCCGTCGAGCTGGACTGCTGAAACGTCCTCACCCCACCAGCGCCATACTTGCTTCTCATGCGCCCGATCGGTTGCCCCGCCGCTGTCACCGGAACATCCGTGTTGTGCGACTGCGAGAGGGTTGAGAGATCCTGCGGATCCCACACGCAGCCCTGCGTGCCGGCGAGCAACGCCTCGATCTGTTGATCGAGGGGGAGTGTGGGGATAGCCAGGTTGGGCGTCTGCGTGATGATGGGCCCGCCCTGACTGTTGATCGCGCTCTCGGAAACGTTTGCGTTTCTGCCGCGCCACTCCGGCTGGATGAGCATGGAAGCGGTTGCGGGGAAGGTCCCCACCCCGATGATGTTGAGGGTCGCTGTGATCGTCGGCGCAGGGTTCCCGGACCAAGCACCAGCGGTATAGAGCAGGGAGAGCCCATCCGGGGATAGCTCAAGGTCTGGCGGTGACGAAACTGCAGGAGGCGCGAGCTGGGCGACTGCGGACAGACCAAAGGGCACCGTAATGCCGAGGTTCTGCGCGAAGTACGCCCCTATGCCAGGTGCGGGGCCGATATATGCCGGGTCACTTCCCCCACCGACCCACGTCAAGGTGATCGGCGGCCCGAAGCCTGGCACTGTCGCCGTGATGGTGGTCACACCGGGCAGCTGGACTTGCCCCTGAAAGGTGACCTCGAGTTCATTGGCATCCAGGTTGAGGATGTAGAACAGCGGAACCCCATTCACTGTGTCCGGGACCACGCTCCCCGCCTGGCCCTGGATGTAACCAAAGGTGCCGCTGAACGGCTCACCTATTGTCAGGTTGCCGATCTGCGGGGGCGAGCCGCCGCCCGCTGATCTGCGCCGCCTCCGGGCTGCCGCCAGGTTCATGTACATGGCGTCACCCCTGCCAGTGGGTCACGATGACGCTGACCGGACCGCCGGTGATGAGGGGCTTGATGAAGGCCACACCGCTGGTGAACTCCTTGAGTGCGCCGGCGGCGACATCGAGGTCGTCGCCCGCCAGGTCCTTCAGTGTGACGAAGTTCACCCCATCGTTACTGCCCTGCAGGACAGCGCTGCCCGATCCGACCAGCTGGATCGAGGCGCAGACCAGCGACCAGACCGGCGCATAGCGCGGGAGGGTGGCGTTCATGGCGGCTGTGGCAAGGGGCCAGGTGACGGTCCTGCGAAGGTCCAGCTTACCCGTGTTGACGATGAGTTCCATGCGCGATGCCCTCGGCTCGAGTGATGAAGTGACAAGACGATAGAAGCACAGATTGCGCTACAGAGAAACCCTACAGCCGGATGATGTAGGCCAGGGCGAAGTAGGGCGGCCGGTTCTCGTGAGCAGTCCCGCCGCCGGAGGCGGCGGTGTTGCCGCTGACGTTGTGGGCGTGGTTGCCAGCTTCGCCGGTGTTCGTCTGCGGTGGGGTCGTTCCGCTCCCCAGGTAGGCGCGGGTGACCGTGCCGCTGGAAGGTGCCACCGCCCAGCTTGGCCCCTGGTTGTAGACGTGCGAATGCTGCCCTGCCGCGTTGGTGTTCAGGTTCACCGCGTGGGTGTGGGCCGGGACCTGGCCCTCGGTCAGCGTGACAGTCTCCGCCCCACCCGTGTCGCCAGGGTCGTATGCATCACCCGCGCCGACGATGAAGCGCCCGCGCAGATCCGGCCTGCCAAAGGCCCCATCGCAGAGGGCCCACCCATCCGGGAGAGCATCCAGGGCGCCCGACCACATGATGATGCCGCCCCGAGGGACGCCCCCGCCGGCAGCCAGACGCCAGACGGTTCCGGTCCAGATGAAGAGGACACCCTCTCCCTCGAAGACATCGCCGATCGTCGGGTTGTTTGGGAAGTTCAGGGCCATGTCAGCGCACTCCGATCAGCTTGTATCGACCAGCAGCAATTAGCCCAGCGCCCGGCCTCAACCGCAGGTGTGTCAGCGGGCTTGGCGGGCCGAAGACAATCCGGGTAGCAAGCTTGAGCACCTGCGGGGCCGGGCCGGGGAGGATAACCCCAGTCAGATCAATCAGCGCATTTGCAAGAGCGTTTGGCGTGTTGAGGCCAAAGAACGTCGCCCTCCCAGCAGAGAACGACCCGTTTGCCGTGTCGGTGAGGGTGGCCACCTGCATTTGGTTGCGGCTTTGGTTGGTGGGGCTCAGGGTCCCGGAGCCGAGATTGACAGAAATCACAGAGAAATAGTCGGTGGCCCCATTGATCCAGACGGGGGCACCTTCAGGGCCGGTCCCATACCACATCCCAATGTCGCTGTTGGCGGAAGCCAGGGTGCCCACAAGCCCTTGCTGGTAGAACTCGACCTGCTTCACATCTGGCGGGATGAAGAACGAGATGTTCGGGGTCTGTTCAGAGACGACACCGTCTGCAATCAAGACGTAAGGTGACGCGGTGCGGGATAGCGCGGGCGTCATCAGCGTGTCGGGGCTTGTCCCTGCGCGGGCCTGTTCCGGGGTGGCCAGGGCGAAGTTGGCGATCCCCTCGACCACCGTGGCCGCAAAGGCCTTGATGCAGGGCAGGAGGGCGACGTTGCGCGGCCGTGCTTCGTCTCCACCTTCAGAAGCGGTGCTATTGGTTCCACCTCCTGAGGTCCCGGCGGCAAAGCCAAACGTGCCACCGGTTCCACCGGGAGTTAATCTCGCGATCGAGCCACCACCGAGCGCGCCATGCACATGCGATCTGTTCTGATCCACCTGCGCCGAGCCGAACACGCGGGCCGGGTCCACCCCGCGCCCATCGTCGAAGCCCCGGATGAACTCGCCCCGCAGGTCGGGCACGCGCGGATCGCCGTTCAGCTCGCCGTAAGGCGAGCCTGCATCGAGAAGGTACTGGCGCAGATCCGGATAGATCGCGGTCACGACCTGATTGTCGCAGACCAGCCAGCCGGACGGCACACTGTTGGCAGCGAAGAACATCACCGCACCGACAGGCATGCCGTCGCTGCCGCTGGCGCCGCCGGTCTGCACCCACACCGTGCCCGTCCAGGTGAAGCTTACGCCCTGCGCGATGAAGACCTGTCCTACCGCCGGGCTGTTGGGGAAATTCAGGCTCATAGAAACACCCTCCCATCCATACGCAGATCACGCGGCAACGTCGGCCCTGTGTTTTGTGACTTTCGCATCCACAGTTGATACTCGTAGGTGCGACCGATGGTCAGTGCTGCATACGTCAGGCCAAGGGTAAACCGCGCCCCGAAGCCAAGCGCACCGGCGATGGTTTCTCCGCCCGATGAAGACGCAACATCTTGCCCCGCAACCATATCGCGCAACCGGAGTTCCGCGATGATGTCGTTTGCAGAAGCCGTTCCCGTCTGGCCGCAGCCCACCTGGCAGAACATCTGTGTCCGCTCATGTGCGGCCGTAAATGGCAAGACAAGTCGCTGCTGAAATGTTGTCCCCAGATCTGTCAGGATCCCATCAGTAACGGTTAGCAACTGCTCACGGTAGGCACCCCGCACCAGCGCGGGCGACATGACCACATCGGTGCGAAGACCGTCGCGCGCCTGCTGTGGGGTGGCGAAGGGGACGCCATTACCCACCAGTTCCTTCGGCATCTTGTCTTCGTCGAGCGCCTCGCCGACAGCGATCCAGCGGACCGCCCTGCCCACTTCAAGCGCGGCAGTATGAGCCACAAAGGCAAACATGACGACGGCTGTGGAGGTGAGCGTCCCTATAGCGATATTCGTGTTGGCCGCTTCACCGGAGTTGGCGGCCATCTGCGGGATGCCCTTAAAGCCGCGCGGGAATGTCACACCCAACTGACCACCCGCGGCAGTGACCCCGCCCCCCCAGCAGATCAGCTGGTCTCCGACCACCTGCCAGCCCGCCGCGCCCTGCACGATCTCAGCCGCGACAGGAGGAGCGCCCCCAGCATCGCCGCCCGGCATGGTCTTGGGCATCTTGTCTTCGTCGCGCGCCTCGCCGATGGCGATCCACTGAACCCCGACACCCGAGGCCGCCGCACCAGCAATGAAAGAAACAGCGGTGAACCCGGTCGGACTGCCATTGATGAAGCTCGCCTCCACCGAGGTGAGCGAGGCTGGGTTGTTGGTGGGAGTTGTGCTGAGAACGGGATTGCCCCTGAACTGCCGAGGGAAGGTCACCGGCACCGTGCCGCCTGCCCCAGTGGTGGTGGCACCCCAGCAGATCAGCTGGTCCCCGACGACCTGCCAGCCCGCCGCGCCCTGCGCGATATCCATCGGCGGGTTGATGATCCCTGCACTGCCAGAGGCATTGATGCAGGGCAGGAGGGCGACGTTGCGCGGGCGGGTTTCAGAGCCACCGGAAAAGCTTAGCTGTGTGCCCGAGCCGTTCCCGTTAGTAAGGGCCGGAAAGCCCCCGCCGGCGACACCGCCGTTCTGGAAGATGTGGCTGTGGCTCCTGAACTCATCCGCCTGCGCCGAGCCGAACACGCGGGCCGGGTCCACCCCGCGCCCATCGTCGAAGCCCCGGATGAACTCGCCCCGCAGGTCCGGAACGCGCGGGTTCGAGCCAGAGACCCCGTAAGGACTTCCGGCCGCCAGGAGGTAATCCCGCAGTGCCTTGTTTGCAGGGGTGACTGGCTCCCCATCGCAGACAAGCCAGCCCGCCGGGGCGTTGGGCGAAGCGAAGAAGGAGATGGAACCGAGGGCGGACGTACCCGCGCCATCACCACCGCTGCCGCCACCGATGGAGGTAGAGACCCACTGGCTGCTGTCTGCATCCACGAACCAGACGAACAGGCCCACCGGCTCGATGGTCCTGAACCAGAGCTGACCCTGCGCCGGGTTGGGGGGAGGTGCGTCACCCACATGGGTCGCAGCAGCACCATCACTGCCGCCACCGCCACCGCCACCGGTCTGCACCCACTGGCTGCTGTCGCCGTCCTCGAACCAGATGAACAGCCCCACCGGCTCAACCGTCTTGAACCAGAGCTGCCCCTGGTCCGGGTTGGCCGGGGGTG